TTACTAAAAGTTTAGCACCAGCTTGAACTGTTTCTGCTGCTGATACTGCTCTCCAGTTTCTTTGTTCATGAAGTTTTACAACATTTGTTCCATCAGAATATAATGTGTAATTATTTCCTTCACATAAAAGAACACCTGTTCCAGATGCAGTTTTAAAAGTTAAAGTATTTCCAGCATGATCACATGCATCTTGTACTTGGTAAGTTTTTTCAATTGAATTTGGAATACTAACAGTAAGGTTAGAAGCTAAAGTTCCTGTTAATTTAATAACATCATTTTTACCATTAGATACTGCACCATTAGTAAAAGTTAAAGATCTAGCAGCATTAGTAATATTAAAAGTAGTAAAACCACCAATTGCTTGTTCTAAAATTAAAAGGTTAGTATTTGTAATTTGTCCCCAAGTTCCTGAATTTTCTCCAGTTGCTTGTACTGTAAGTTTTAAATTCGCTGATGTTGAATTTGCCATATTAAATTCCTTATATCGTTTATTTTATAAAAATAAAGAGAAAGTGTCAACTCTTTATGCAACGACTTCCCTCCATCCAGGAGGATCTATTGGGGCAGAACCTGTATTTATTTCGTTCCAGATAAGAGCACTACCACTTCCTACTGTTGTAGTCAACCCAAAACCATTAAAAGTTACTGTGATATCTGTAAATGCAGATACAGAAGCAAGTCTTGCTAACAGAGCATTTCCAGTAACATTAACTGGTGTATTTAAATCTATTGTTTCATTACCTAAATTAGCACTTAATCCAAAACCTGTTACACTAGAAGAAACGTCTCCTTGCATTCCAAGGGTACCTAAAGCACCTATCATAAAGTTTCCGGCTACTGCTGCGTCAGGTGCAGGATCAACTTGACCTAAAGTTAATTGTGCTACATTTAAAGTATTTGCAATAATAGTTGCATCACCAGTAATTTCTGTTGGAGATCCTAAAGCTGCAGTTAATCCAAAACCTGTTACACTTGCTTGTATAGAATCACTGTCATCACCCCAATCAAATTCTCCCCATCCAAGTCTTCCCCAACCTTCATTATTAAATGCTTCAACAGTACCAAGACCCATAGTGGCTCCGATACCAACGGCCATTGCATCAGGACCTGCATCAACTGTTCCTAAATTATTTGTAAGTGCAAAACCTGTTGGACTAACTTCTGCAAGACCTGTTGCAATTACAGTTCCTAAACTTGCGGATAAAAGTAAATTTGTATTTGATAATTGGCCAGTGTTTGCATTAGCTGTTATAGTAACACTACCTAAAGCAAATGTTCCTGAAACACCTGTAGGAATAGTTGTACCGGCTATGCCCCAACCTTGAAGACCCCATTCTTGTCTACCCCAACCTGTATTAATTTCTGTTGTACTTGACTCGTCTCCGAGTGCTGCAGACATACCAAACCCTGTAGGGATAACTGTTGGATTAGCGTTATCTCCCCATTGGTTTTGACTCCAAGAGCCGGTATTCCAAGTTCCTGATGCCATAGGAGTTTACCTCCTAATTAACCAGAGATTCTTAAAATCGCTGCTGTTGATGTTGGTGCTGGAAACTGAACTGTAAACGTACCTGAAGTAGCTGTTTTATCTCCTCCAAAATCTAAAACACAAACTGCAGAGTTAGTAGTAGCAGATGATGTGTTATAAATTAAAGCTCCTCTAGCTGTCAAAGTAACGCTTTGAAATGACAGATCAACAAAATCTGCTCTTGCGACACCAGCTGTTAAAGAAGTTGGGGCGTTAACAAGTGCACCACCACCAGCTGAATAGTTTGCTGATGTAACTTCGTTAGTTGGTGAACTAGTTAATAGAGAAGTTGTTGCTGAGTTTAGAGTAGCTGAAGAAGTATAAAGAGCTAACTTATATTTATCACCACCAGTTTGTTTGAAGTTTGAATCACCTTCTAGTAGTAACTTTTTAAAGTTGTTTGCAATTGCTTGTGTTATAGCCATAATTTATTCTCCTATTTACCTATACGAGGAACACCACTTTGATATTCATCTCGTCTTCTTCTTCCCATTTGTTCAATAGAGAAGCCTTCTACCACTTGTTTATACTTTTGTTCGTATAATTGCAAGAGGTCTTGTGGCCCTTTTAGAAAACCATAAGCCTCGACAAGGCATGCATACAGAAGTCCATTGGGAAAGTTTGTACTTATATATGTTGTTGTATTTGTACTCGATAATCCGGGATCTTTCAAGATATAATTTAACTGAATTATATAAGTTTGATCAGGAGTAGGAGCTACAATAATTTTGTTTTTGTCCCACCAACTATAATATTTTGGCACTCCAGTCACAGCAGTTGGGTTAAATTCAGACATAAAACTTGTGTCTCTCCATTGTAAAAAATCTCTTTCTTGATTAGTATTTCCATCAGCTAACTCAGAATCTACAATCTGAGCAGATCTAATAATTAGAGCATCTGTAGGAGTGTCAATAAATCTTGTAGAAGCTATTAAATTTGCTGTTGCATATCTTCTATTATTATCAGAATCTACATCTCTAAATATTCTAAATTCAGCATCTAGTATAATACCATTTAAAATAGTATCGGTAAATACAGTTGATCCAACTTCTGTGTAATCTATGATTTTTGTTTTTAATTCGTCGTATGTCATAATTATAAATTTGTACTTGTGAAGTTATTATTAACAGGACCTGCAAGACAATTCAAGCCTCCTCCTGGTCCATATACATCTAAAAACAAAGTGCCTTCATCATTTTCTTTTAAATTATAACTATTAGCAATAGTTATTGTTGAAGGTTGTCCTGCTTGACTTTGAGTTGTTTCATTTAAAGAATCAACTAATCTTGCTCCAAATATCTTGGCTCCGGCATCATGAGAACTAGCTGTAGTATTTACAGGACTAACTCCTCTAAATGGAGCGTTAGTTCCTCTAACTAAACCTGATAATACTTTTGTTCCAGAATTATAAGCAGTGTATTCCATTACTTCATTTTCAAAAAATCCTGTTGTAGAATTTATTTTTTCAATAACTACATAACCACCATTTGTATAAAAACCAAGATCATCAACTACAGTCATAGAAGTATCTGTAGAAGTTATGTTAGAAGCTAAGGTAGTTGATAATTCTAATTCTTGAATACTTTTTTGAAGAGCAGTTGTGCTTGATACTAAATTAGATTTTATACTCATTAACCTCACTACATCATTTACTAATATTCTACTGTTAGGTTGAGTTATAACATAAACAGAACCAATACTAATATTGTTTGTAGTAATAGGATTTTTTTCTAATAAATCTGGAGTAGGTAAAGGTGCAACTTGTGGTCTTGCTTTTTCTAAACCTTGTGGATCAGCAACAAATGGTCTTGGTTCTAATTGTGGTTGTTTACGTTCGAACTCTGAGTAATGTACAAATTGTCCATTCCATTCTGTTACCATTTCTCTCCACGGAAAAGCTAATCCGCTTCGGTCAGAGATTGCTAAAGCGTGTTTCCCTTTTGCAAACTTTGCCATTAGATCTCCGGATAATAAGTTTTAGGTGATATGTAAACACTAGAAGATGAACCATCTTCAGCTAATGCTCTTTGTAACTCATCTTCGTAAAGTAATTTCATTTCTTGAGTTCGTTGAGGAGCTTTCTTTTGTGATACATAATAAGCTAAACCTGCACACATACATGGTACAAATCTATTAACAACATCTGCTTCATTAGTATATTTACCTGCATCTTGTAATCTCTGTATATAATAAAAGAAAATATAATCTCCAACTTGAGAACTTCCTGGAGTTAAATATAAAGTTACTGTAACTCTATTTATAAATCTTTGTACCCAATATTGAGAAGGTTGACCTGTAGCAGTTTTATTTGAAAATGCTGAATACTGTGATCTGTTTACTTTAGATAAAGGTGAATCTACATTTGCATCAGTTCTATAACTAGATTCTAAAAGATCAGAAGCCATGTTTATAAAGTTATTTACTGAATCATTTTGAGCATGAGAAGCAGCTGTTGTATCATCTATTCCTCTATCAGTTACAGCTGATAAAATTAAATTATTACCTGAGATAGAGCTGTACTGCATTATTTCATTATTAATTTTTATTTTACCAGATTCAGGCATCTGGGCCACAGAAGCAACTGGAATAGTTGTAACTGTAGCATTTATTGCAGAAGTTAAAGTAGTGGTAATTCCATCAGAAGCACCATCACTTGGTGATCTAAAAATTACATATTCATTTTGACCATTAACTAAACTAAATGCATGTTCTCTAACTTGCCAAAAATGGATACCTCTATTATCCCATTCTTGAAGCATTATGTTTAATGATCTTCTAGCTGAACGCAGGTCATTACCTGAGTAATCAAAGAAACCTAATCTTTCAAAAGCTTCAGTTATAATATCGTCGATCGAGAATGTTTTCTCGAATGTAGTTGTGCCTGAGAAAGCCAAGTTGCCTCCTACGAGTTACTTCCACCACTATGCATTACAGTTACACTGTGAATATGCTCAGTAGTAAATGCAGAGTAAACATCAGTTTTAAATAAAATAGGACCTGGAAAATTAATCACGATGGGATCAGCTTTTGCAGGTGTTCTAATTTTATATTTTATAGTACCTGAAGCTCCTCCATCACGAAGAATTAAATTTCCAGCAGTTCCTAAACTATCTATGTAAACTCCGTGCACTCTTGTTCTTCCAACTTGAACAGTTGTACCTTCAGTGTTAACAAATGATGCTTGTAAATCTTGCGATGATCCGAATGTTGTCATTTATATTTTCTCCTTAAAAATTAACATGTGGGGCCGAAGCCCCACACTAATTATTTATTACGTATCGCTAAATGGTGTAACAATAGTTCCTGATCCTAAGATCAAAGTATTGTGTACCAAGTATTGAGCTGCTTCTAAAGCAGTAACTGTAATTACTGAACCTACGATTCCACC